GACCAGGACATCGATGCGTTCATGGGCGGCGCGGTTAACTTCATTTGGCTTGATGAAGAGCCGCCGCTCAAGATTTACACCGAGTCGCTAATTAGAACGATGACGACAGACGGTCGCGTTCTGATGACGTTCACGCCAGTGCGCGGGTTATCTGAGACGGTACAGCATTTCATGCCGTCCGGTTCGGTGCCAGATCCTATGCCGCAAGACTGCTATGTCACGCAGGCAACGTGGGACGATGCGCCGCACCTTACTGGCGAGATGAAGCGCGAGCTATACAGCGCACTGCCGCCGCATCAGCGTGACGCTAGGTCGAAGGGTATCCCGGCGCTCGGTGCCGGTGCGATCTATCCCGTGCCAGAATCGGAGATTGTATGCGCTCCGTTTGCCATTCCAGACTATTGGCCGCGCGCTTACGGCTTAGACGTAGGCTGGAACAGGACAGCGGCTATTTGGGGCGCTAAAGACCCCGATACGGGCTCGATTTACCTTTACGCTGAGTATTACAGGGGCGAGGCTGAACCGAGCGTTCATGTGGCAGGAATACGCGCACCAGGCGATTGGATCATGGGAGTAATCGACCCCGCAGCGCGGGGGCGTGGTCAGATCGACGGGCGGCAGCTATTGCAGGATTACCTAGACCTCGGACTAGACCTAGACGTTGCGCGTAACACGGTAGAGGCTGGCATCTATCAGGTGTGGGAGCTGCTCAGTAGCTATAGGCTTAAGGTGTTCTCGACGTGTCTTAACTGGATCAACGAATACCGCGTATATCGCCGTGACGAGAAAGGGCGCGTTGTGAAAGAGCGCGACCACTTAATGGACGCAACCCGCTATCTCATTATGTCAGGCATGGAACGCGCGAAGGCCAAACCGGTATCCGGCAAGCGTGAACAATTACCCTATAGAGGTTCGCTCGGATGGATGTAGGAAGCGTCGTCGTAATAGGCGAATACTTCGAAGTCACAGACGATATGACAGAGGAGCAGGTTAGCGATATTGTCTCGGCTAAACGGTTCGTTGCTATCAATGACGGGGCACCAGAAAACGAACGGGTGTACATCAATATGCGCGACCAGCGCGTGTATCTATCACACGAAGACGCATTCGCGCTTGCTCTATTTATGTCAAGCTATACGCTGCATTCGCCATACGCCGACGAAATCAAGCCGTATTTTGACGAGGTTAAGGCGCAGATAACCGCACCGAAAGATAAGCGACAGGTGAACTGATGGACGAGAATTACGACCACGATAACGACACGGACGACCAGAACGACGAGGAAATAGTCAGGCGCATTCATGACTTTTTCCGCCGCTCTCTCGATGCGGATCAAGAGTCACGTTCGCAACGTCTAGAAGATTTGCGCTTCTGTGCGTTGGGTGATCAATGGCCGCAGTGGTCGAAACGCGACCGTATGACACCGGGCCGGGAAAGGCCTATGCTGGTTATCAACCGCACCAAGCAATTCGTGATGAGGGCGACAAACCAGTTTCTTGAGGCGATCCCGCAAATCAAGGCGCGACCAGTTGACGATAACGCAGACCCTGATTGTGCTAAGGCGCTAACAGAGGTTATGCGGCATATCCATCAAAGCAGTAATGCCGAAATGTGCTATGGAATGGCTGTTGAACCGCAGATTCGCGAAGGCATCGGGTATTGCCGTGTCATGACGGAATACGCTGGTGATGGTACGTTTGACCAAGAAATAAAGATTAAGCCGATACCGAACCCTTACTCTGTGTACTTCGATCCTACTTCGATACTACCGAACGGCTCGGACGCCAGGGCGTGCCTGATTTGCGAGGACATGAGCCGCGAGGAATTCGAGCGGCAGTATGGTAAAGACGTTGAGACGGGTTCATTCGCGTTTATAGGTGCTGGTGATCAGCGCGGGTGGAACGAAAAGAACACGGTCCGCGTTGCCGAGTATTACGAACTCGAAACAGAAACGACCGGCGACTTGCTCTTGCTCGCTGATGGCTCGACCATTGAGGCATCGCAGATAGCCGACCCATCCATGCTGCAGCCTGGCATGGTTGTCGATAAGCGGCCAATCGAGCAAAAGAAGTGCATGTGGTACAAGGTCGCAGGCTCGACCATTCTCGACCGGCGCGAGATTCCATGCACGATGTTGCCGATTGTCAGGTTTGCCGGTGCGCAAGTGATACATGACGGAAAAATGTACTTCCACGGAATGGTACGCGACCTTACGTCGTCGCAGATACAGTATAACTACCAGCAATCCGCCATGACGGAAATGGTAGGTATGCAGCCGCTTAGCCCGTGGGTTGCTCCGTTCGGTGCGACTGAGGACTTCAACGACGAGTGGTCGCAGGCGAACCGCGTACCGTTCTCGGTGCTGCGGTATAAGCCGGTATCCGTCGCCGGGACGCTTGTCGGCGCGCCAGAGCGACAGCCGTTCGCACAGATACCTAACGGAGCCTTTAACCTGTTGCAGCTTGCTATCGACGATATGAAGGCTGTCACGGGGCAATGGAACGCGAGCCAGGGTAGCGCAGACGAGTCCGATCAATCAGGGCGCGCAATCCTTGCACAACAGCGCCAGGGCGATGTAAGCCTGGCGCACTTCTCAATACATGCGAACCAGGCGATTGAACAGCTAGGCCGCGTGATTCTGGACATGATCCCACGGGTTTACACCAGGCCAACGCTGTTCCGTATCCTGGGTGAGGACGGCGAGGTTCAGCAGGTTGCGATTGATCCTAACCAGCCTCAGGCGAAGACAGAGCCTAGCGAGCAAATGCGCGGCGTAGAGGCGATTTATAACCCTGGGATGGGAAAGTATGACGTTGCCATTAGTACGGGGCCGTCATTCGCCACTAGGCGCGCTGAGAGCGCGGCTATGCTGATGGACCTCGCACAGAAATATCCGCCGCTGATGCAGATTGCAGGCGATCTTGTGGTGTCATCGCTGGATAGCCCGGTAGCGGACAAGATAGCCGACCGGCTGCGACCTCCGACCGCAGAGGGTGACGATCCGCCGACTCCGCGTGAACAGCAGCTAATGCAGCAGGCCGAACAGGCGATGGCTATGGCTGAACAACTGCAGCAGCAACTGCAGGCGCTTGGACAAAAGATCGTATTCGAGGAAGAAAAGCTAGACCTAGACCGCTATAAGGCAATGACCGACAGGCTTAACGTCTTGCTGAAAGCGCCAGATCCGACTAATCCGGCTGTTGTTGCAGGCGAAGCAGCCGTACTTTCGCAGCCTGTACCGCAAGAGGGGCAAATAAATGTTGGAGCTAACAGTTAGTGGACAATTCAGTGTTGGCGGACCCGAAAGTGATATCAAAAAATGCTTTATAAATATCCATGATGATGACGGCATCTTGCATTTCTTCATAACCACATACGACAAGCAAAATAGCGAGAAGATCGAACAATGCTGGCTCGGGATACCGATGAGCGCAATAGACGAGTTAAGTGCATTAGTAGAATGCAAAAAGCAGCAGTTTTTCCGTAAAAACGAGGGGCAAATAAATGGCTAAAGAAGCCGCACCAGTAGCAGCAGCAGAGCCGGTTGTAAACGATGCGCCTATCGTACAGGAAGGCCAGCAGCAGCCGCTTAGACCGCCTGAATACCCTAAACCGACGACGGATCAGGAGGAGGAATTTAGGGGCGACGAGGGAGAAGAAGACGAGGACGAAGACGACAGCGAGGACGAAGCCGAAGACGAACAGCCGCGTGACGATCAAGGACGATTCCAACAGAAAGGCCAGACGTTACGCGACAGGCTAGCCGCAGAGGCACGGGAGAAGCTAGCTGAGCGCCAGCGTGCCGACAGACTAGAGGCGATGCTTGCGCAACAACAGGCGTTACTTGCGAAACAACTCGGTGTAGAGCCGCAGGGACAACAGCAACCGCAGGAATCCGAAGGACCGCCGAGTCCAGATAACTACCCGGCTGGACAGTTCGACCCGCAGTACATCGCTGACATGGCGCGCTATCAGGTGCGCGAGGAAATCATTCAGCACGAGCGCCAGCGAGCGGCATACGAAAATCACAAGCGGCAACAGGACTATCTTATTACTGCCGAGCAGCAGTACGCGCAAGCTGTACCGGACTATATCGACGCGAAGCAGGCGCTATTGAGTGATCCGGCCATTGCCAACCATCCAGGCATTGGGCAAGCAATCGTGTCGTCTCAGCGACCCGCAGAGCTAATCTACGCGCTCGGTAAGAATCCGCAGGTTGCGGCGAATATCGCGCGCATGCATCCGGTACAGGCCGCGATGACTCTCGGCAAGATTGAGGCGATGATAGAGGCGCAACTGAGCCAGCCGCAGGAAAAGCCAGCGGTAAAGAATCCTCCTGCGCCGATCAAGCCTATCGGAGGGCGAGCATCGTCGGGTAATTCAGATCCCGGCATGGCGAAGACATACGCGGAGTTTATCGCTATTCGTGAGGCTCAGGAAAAGAAAAGGATGGGGCGTTGACATACTAGTTATTACGTGCTAGTGTCGCACACATGATTACTTAATCATCGTTCGTCGCGATAAGACCGGAGCAAGGACGCTCTAGCGTATTCGGTTCGCACCCGACGTTCGTCGCGTTAAGACCGGCCCTTATGGGCAGCGTTAGCCACGTTCGCAAGTGGCAATGGCAATCGGCAATAGCCGGTTTTCACTGTCTTTGCGGAGTCTTAAAACGTGGCAAGTAATACGCTGCTTACTCTTGTCGATATCACGCGCGAAGCTGCGCGTGTACTCGAAAACCAAACTCTTTTCGCCAGTGCTGTCAATCGGCAGTACGAATCCCGGTTTGCCGTTGACGGCAAGAAAGCCGGTGATACGATCAACATTCGTAAACCGCCGCGCTATATCGGTCGTCGCGGTGAGCAGGTTTCTATTGAAGCCAGCACGGAACAGTTCGTTCCGCTGACCTTGCAACCGCTGTTCGGTTGCGATATCCAGTTCTCGACTACCGACCTAACGTTGAGCATTGACGAGTTTAGCGACCGCTTTGTAAAGCCGCAGGTCGCAACCGTCGCCAACATGATTGATACGTTCCTCGCACAGACGTATTACCAGGCGGTCTATAACCAGGCCGGTACGGCTGGAACCGATCCGAACTCGCAGGCATCGGCAATCAGCACGATTCTGGACGCTCAGGTATTGCTAAATAACCAGGCGGCACCAGCTGACGGGAATCGGCAGTTTATCGTTGGTCCGTCGATGCAGGCATCGCTGGTTGGCAACTTGGTGGGATTGTTCAACCCTGGCGCGACCATCAGCCGGAACTTCAAGACCGGCGCAATGGGCGACGATATTTTAGGGTTCAATTTCGCCATGGACCAAAATATCAGCAAGCATACCAGCGGATCGACCGTTAACCCGGCCACTACGGGCACTCTGAGCAGCGCAGTATCGGAAGGCGCTACTACCCTGGCTGTTACCGGCTTGACCGCCAATGCGACCCTTAAAAAGGGTGATTTGATCCGGTTCAACGGATCGGCTGGAAGCGCGTATTACGGCGTTAACCCGCAGTCCCGCCAGGTATGGGGCAATACTTCGCGCGACCGCTTTACGTGCGTCGTAACCGAAGATTTGCTGCTTAACGGTTCCGGCGCTGGCACGGTGAAAATCTCGCCCGCTATTCGCGGACCGGCTAGCTCGACGGCTACCGGGCAGTTCCAGAACATTGACGCACTACCGGCGTCCGGTTCCGGCATCACTGTTATTTCCGTCGGTGCGACCGCTGGCATGGCGTCGCAAAACCTCGCATTCCACAAGGACGCTTTCGTATTCGCCAGCGTTGACTTGGAATTGCCAGGTGGCGAACAGGAAGCCTACCGCGTGAACGAGGGCGGTATCGCGTGCCGTATGTGGAAGGGCTATAACATCAATTCAAACGCAATGATTTGCCGCTTTGATGTCCTGGCCGGTGCTGCAGCGGTATACCCTGAATTGGCCGTCCGCGTAGTAGGAGCGTAATACCATGCCTGCAACCCCTAACTCTCAAACCGGGCTTATCCCGCAGTATGCCGCCTCTTATCAGGTGGTTGATGTTTCGTTTACTCCGGCGCAGGTTGCTGCAACCACAACGGCTGTTCAGACCGTGACTGTTTCTGGCGTCAAAGCCGCTGTAACGGCTGCATTGTCCAGTACGGGCCGCGCTATGCCAGCCGACGCAGTGGTTAGCATTATCCCGCCGTCGCATGTAGCGAACGTGGCAGCTACGACAGGATGGGTGTCAGCGGATGATACCGTCAGCGTTATTTTCGTGAACGCAAACGCAGCGGCGAGTACTCCGCCGTCCGGTACCTGGCGCTTTGTCATCATGAGCCAGGACAGCCCACGCTATGCGTTCGACGGTTAATCTGTTCCCTTCTCCCCTCTGACCTCCGGGGCGCTTCGTGCGCCCCTCTTTTTAAGGGTGCGTCATGTCACTATACGAGCAAACCGTAGGTTCTGTTGATACCCCGCTCGGATATCAGCAAATCACATCGCTTTCAGCGTCAACAGCACTCACCATTCCAGCGGGGGCTAAGCGAGCCATCATCCAGGCAGAGACGCAGGATGTTCGCTGGCGCGACGACGGCACTGCACCGACCGATAGCGTCGGAATGGTCATTAGTGCGGGCGACAGGCTTGCATACACTGGATCGCTTGCTGCGATTCGGTTTATCGAAACAACAGCGTCAGCAAAGCTAAACGTCAGTTACTACGTATAACCGATGTTCGGATTATTCAGAGACAAGGGGCTGTTTGATAGTGCGACGTTAAGTGCAACAACAACAGTCGCCAAGGTTTTCCCGTATGGTGATGCTGCTACATCGGGCACAGCGAACGGAGGTGTAGGAACAAACTCAAATATAGAATACCTTTTCTCTGGAAACAGATTGAGGATCGCGCAGACTGGAACTGTCAAATCACTAAAAGCATACCTCGGAACAACAGCAAACCTTTCAAGTGTAGTGATACGAGCATGGAGGAAAAACGGAGCGACATATGATCTCGTAGGATCAACGGAAAACATACTTTCTAAAATAACTCCCAACTCCATAAATACTATCGTATTTAGTCAACCAATATACGGGGTGACATACGGGGATTATGTTTCAATTAGGATTATTGGAACTGGAAGCGCCGGCTATCTGCTATATTTCTACTCTGCTACTGGTTCATCCGGTTACTACGCAACAAACCAAACACCATCAGAAAGCGGGTACGATTGGGAAAGCAAAACATCTTATTCGGATCAATCGTGCGGACTTGAACTGTACATGAATTCGCCAAGAATCATCGGGATTGGTGATTCTATTATGTCTGGCGCTCTTATAAATAGAGCATTTACCGTAAACTCACCAGTTGCTTTCAGTCCAGCGCAAGCCCTGCTAGGCCACTTGACTAGTTCCTCAGGATATTCTTATCAGAATATGGGCGTTGGTAGCAATACAACAACACAAATGCTTGCGAGATTCCAATCTGATGTTGTTGTTAAAAACCCAAGGACAATAATTATCCAGGGCGGCGGAAACGACATTGGTGTTGGAGCCACACAAGCGACGTTCATTTCCAATTACACAGCGATGTTAGACGCATGCTTATTTGCTAAGGTAATTGTCGTTTTAATCACTCCCTGGACTACAGGGACTAACGGACAGCTACAAACGGCTGATGCTTGGAACTCTGCGCTTATATCGTTGGTTGATGGTTATAATAACGCAGTTGTGTTTGATCCTAGGCCAATAGTTGGGCAATTTAGGACTGGCGGAGATGCCGGGAACATGTGGGACATAATACCTGCATACACAACGGACGGAGTTCATTTTACGTCAGAAGCATACGCGCTAATGGCTGCAGCAATACGGCAAATTGGTGTATAAATTTATGTATTACATCTATAAGACGTTTCGCGCAATTGAGGCGACCGCCAGCGCAAAGCTAAACGTAAGTTACTACGCTTAAGGCGCAACAATGGCAAAGACACCAAACATCGTAAGCCGCGAGAATTACACCGACCAGCAGACAATCCCGCCGAATAGTTCTGCAAGCGGGTGGGGATATTGGGAGTCAATTTCTGATGCGCCAGCGGCTAGCGTGTACGGTGTCGGGCCTGCGTGGATCGGGGGGCGACTGTATTGGAGTGACGGACTATCGTGGAACGATTCAGGCGGTGCTGGTAGCGCGACCGAGCTTGATGTTTCATCGCTCGGCGCGGATACGACAGGCACAACGGATTGCTCGTCAATCATCAATTCTGCGCTTGCATCGCTTTATGCCGCTGGTGGCGGCACTTTGTATTTCCCAATTGGCGTATATCGCATTGATTCAGCCATAACAATTCCTGGCGACTCTGCAACTCCGCAAAAAACGGTTCCGATTTCGTTTGTCGGTGAGGGCGCCCGATGGGTGGGTCGCAATGTTTCACCAACCGGCGGTTCTGTTTTAGATCTGCGCGGGACTGATACATACGGGAAGATTAGGACAAATAGCCTTGGTTTACTGTCTTTCACTGGGCTAACGTTTGTAGACGGTGCAGGCACTTCAACGCCATTTCTTTATACGACAAACGGCACGCTGCATGTCCGTCAATGCGCGTTTTGGGGATCAAAAACGAGCGCATGGGATCAGGATGCGATAATCCTCGGCGGCATCAATCAGGTGGAAGGCGGGCAGGATTGGACGGACGGGTTCCAGGGATACGGTACCGTTATTGATTCATGCTATTTCGGAAAGGTACGTAAAGCTATCTACGGGAGGGCTTTCTGCAACTCTGTCCAGATCGTGAATAACACTATATGGAACTCGTCTGGCGACGCGACAGGCTCAGCAATTGAGATTGACGGCAAGCCATCCGGCAGTGGCGGAGGCCTTGCGACTGGTAACTACGTCGCAGGGAATTTGATCGAGCTTGTCGGATACAAATACGGAATAAGGTTAAAAAATGCGTCTCAGAACGCGCTAATTGGTAACTCATTTTGGGACCCTACGGGTGTTACAACTGCATCCGTTTACATGGAAAGCACGGCGGAGGCTAATCTGTGCGTTTTCGGCTTTGACCACAAGGGTTATCTTGACGAGCAGACTAACGCCACACTGGTTAATCGATGGATTACGAATCGGCAGGGTGCATATTCAACGTTTGGTCCGTCTTCGTTCCCTGATACCAGTTACGCAACATCCATAACAAAACCGCTTTTCCCTGGCTTTGACGGCAACTCGCCACTCATACAACCGACCGGGTCTGGGCTTAGTTCTGGCGGGGCATTGTTGCGCGCGAAACGGTCTGCAGGAGAAGGGACGAACGCAGGGACGGACATAATGAAACTGCTGTACTCGGGGCAGCTCAGGCTGAGCGGCAATGAATCTGGTTGGATTCGCTG